CCTCCAAAATTCCTCCCCAAAATGAATCCTTAAATTCTGAGAAATTTGCAGGAGGATATTGCACAGTTATTCACGTAGCTACACCTTCACTTTCACCCAATCGAGTCCGCGATCGTTATGATACTGGGCTGTCATCCTGTCTGATGAGTGTCCTAGGAGCTGTTTGGTATTGATGCCTTGCTCCTCATACAAACGCTCCGATAGTGACCGCTGCTCGTGAAAGGTCGGCATTGTTTTCCCGGCCTCAACGGAAACGCCGGTGCTATCGATCGCGAGTTTGAAGGAGACGCTAAGGCTGTTCTCGCCAACCTGATCGCCTGCTTTTACATTACCGCTTGAGGTCACGTGATGGAGAAGCCAGGGGCTTACGACCCGATCTCTGCATCTCTTGATCACCTGCGCCAGTGTAATATCCAACATCTCGCAGCGTAGCGAGAGCGGTATAGCCAGTTTCGCCCCGGTCTTTTGCTGCTCAACGTGGAGATGGCCGTCCCAGATATCAGAGAACTTCATTTTAGCGATATCACCGCGCCGTTGCCCGGTGACCACAGCCAGAAGCATTGAGTTTTGGACGTAGGGCGCCATATTGCCCGCCGCTTCAAATATCGCCTTCCACATCTCAAGGTTCAGTCGAGAACGACTCACCCGAACAACGACTTTTCGTGTGGCCAAAGCCGGGTTATATCCGGGCTCAACTTCTCCAGCGTGTTGCGCCTCCCTGAACAGATCAATCCAGACGCTTCGAAGTGTTTGCGCCATCCGCGCCTTACCTCTAGCTTTATATTCGTCAGTGATGGCTGCCAGCATTTTTGTGGTGACTTCCTGAATGCCAATGTCAGGCATCCTTTCAGCCAGCACGTTTGTGCATGTCCTTCTTGATTTAAGCGTATTAATTTTTATCTCTTTATTGCTTAGTCGCTCCTCCTGAATTTTCAGATACCGTTCTATCCATACGCGCATCCGTATCGATTTCTTGGAATTGACCTTCTTATGGGTGACCATATCTATCAGGGCAAACGACTGGGCAGCTTCCTGCTGCGCCAGCAGACGATTCAATTCAGAGGCGGCCAGTCTGGCCGCCTCTTGATCGGTACCAAAACCGATAAACTGACCGGTTAAAGGGTGCCTATATTGCCAGTAGGTTTTGCTGTTACGCTTATCAAGCTTGCAGTAGAGATTTGGGATATCAACCCTGTGATTACGTGGTCTGGCTGCCATTAATTACTCTCTCCATAAGCGTCTTAACCGCTTTCGGCATGCGTGGTGGTAGAGCCGGCGATGCGAGCATACCAATGAATTTGGCCTCTTCATCGATAACCCACCGCCGACCTTGTTTCAGCGCCCTTGGGATTGTTTGTCCTGTTTTTGCAATTTTGTGCAGCGCCGCTCTGGATGGTGGTTGCTTGAAGCCGTTTGGACCGGAAGCCCAATCCTCCAAGCTAACGAGTTGCCCCATGAAAACCTCCAGTTTGATAAATATGAGCTATCAAAGTCATGTAGTGTGATATTTCAATATCAGGTCATATGTCCAGGTAAGGATCGCAGTCGACGCATGCCCGTCATTGCTGTAGCCACATAGCTCGCCTTACGATTCACCACTTCAACCCAAACTTTTACACCTTCAACTCTCACGGTGTAGGTATCTTTCATCTTGCTTCGCCCGTAATCGCCGTATCGTTGCTGGTGCGCGGCGAGCGCGATGTCACATGCCTGGCGAGCTAAAGGGGATTGCTTACTGCCTCGATTGATCAGTCGCATTTAGTCTCCTTAAGGGGAGGGTTGCCCCTCCCAATATCCTTAGGCCACGTATTCCGGTTTCATATCCGCCAGTGTGATGCTGAACTGATCGTGCAGCTCATCCCCCAAGTGCCGCTTTGACGATGCCAGCACACGCTCAGCTTCCGCGAACCGCTCGGCGGCATCCGGCTCGTGAGGCTGGGGTAAAGAGTTAATCGCCGCCTCCACCTTGTTACGAGCATCTACCAAGTAGTAACGCTTCACCGCTTTGTTTTTCAGTTCAGTGAACAGAGCTGATCCAAGCGCCGCTTTAGCGGTTTCGATGTCGGCGCGTAGCGCTTTGGCGCTATCTACATCCTGAGCGGCCTCGATGCGGTCGCGGAAATCGTCGGCCAGAGTGTCGATATTTGCGGATGACTCCTGGGCGTTCTGCGTAGTTGTAACATTGTCACCTTTGATATCAGACAGGCTCAGTTTCTGGGCAGGTGCCGGGTTGATTTCCCGTTCAGTATTTTGCTCGAGCTCATCTGGCGTATAAACACCGAGGATCACATGCGGGCAATACAACCGTGCCCAATATTTAACGCCGAGGTAGGCTATTTGTTGGTCTGGTTTTGAAACCCACAATGGCGAATTTCGGGTAACCACCTGAGACAGGTAAAGAGGTTTGTCCCACGTGATTTCACTTTCGCCACGTAGAATGGCTCCAACCTCAACATACAGCCCTTCTTCGTCTTCATCAGTCCAGTCGCGAACACGTTCGGTAACGGTGTACTTTCCATTCTTACCAGTTTTCTCACGCGACACTTCTTTGGTTCTGGTACAACGTGTCCAGTCACCGCCATAGCGATAATGGAAACGACCATGTATGGCACTGGAACTGGTAATTACGGCATTAACAAGCTGCGCTTCGTAACCCAACTGGCCGTTAACCAGGTGAGTTTTTTGCGCCACCGCGTAAGGGTTCATACCCCACTGCATAGCTTGCATTACGATAGCCATACAATCAGCAGGCTTTCCTGCGAGGTGCGCCGGCACGGTGACGACAGATTGAGCCATCAAACCGGCGAAAGCCTGCAGCTGGCCCAAGGCCTGGACATTGAAAATTGAGTTACTGGCAGAGATAGTGTTCGGAGCCTGCTGCTCAGCAGTTACGATATTCATGTTTTCCATCATCATTCCCCCTATGCCTGAGTACGCAGCGCTTCAAGGCGGCGCATGTCAAAGTCGTTCAGTTCGTCGGTGTAATCATTGGTAATCGGTGCTGGCCATTCGCCAGTATCGAAGCCAGTGGCGATTGCACGCATTGATTTGCGGTACTCAAGCATGCCCAGCTCCAGCAGTTCTTCAGATGCCTCAATGATGGCGATCCAGTGGTAGTTCTCGTCTTTGTTGACGAATATCCAGAAGAACTGATCCAATGCCGCCGTTTCGCAGTACATTGCCGCGCTCAGGTGGTAATCACGCTCAATAATTTCTCGGTGAAGTCTTGCGCGCAGGCTTTCCTGCTTAACATTCCACATGCTGATAGTTTTCAGGTCAGCGCCGATACGCACGCCGTCCAGGTCGATCTCGAGGTCAGGGCGCACACGAATCTCCAGACCTGTCTCCTCGTCAAAGCCGAAGTAGCTCACCTCAACGGCACGGCTTGGGTGCTGGAGCAACATGCCAGCTGTTGGATGTGCCAGTAGTGCGGACTGAATGGCTTGGGCGGTTGCCAGCTGCTGGCGCGTCACCAGAATTTTGTTGCCAGGGTTGTCGCGCCACGCATCAAGCAGTTCGTCAGCGAATACCGCATCCGGTTTCACCGATTTCACCGCTTGGATCATCTCCGCTTTGGTACCGGAAACTTTTAGTGGTGCCGGTTTCTGCGCTTCCTGTGCCACCAGGTCAGGGTTGATGATAGCCAGCTGCTCCAGCAGCGCGTCACGGCTGCCATTGGTTTTAACAGGCACGGGCAGAGTGGCGTTGTACTCTTTGATGCATGCCTTCATTGCCGTTGCCGTCTGCTTCTGGTCTGCCTCGATACGCTGGAAGTCAGCCGGCAGCGCCATGTAGCTCTGCGCGGTTTCCTCCAGGCTTGCGCCCAGCGGCAGTTGCGCGGGTAGTGTGGCGTTGTACTCTTCCAGGAGCGCTTTGATATCGTCTGTACCCAGCAGCGCTGGCAGATTGGCATTGTGTACGTCGATGAACTCGCGCAGTGTAGCGGTGGTGGTAAAAGCACCTTCAGGGATTTCCGGCTCCACACTGAACTCTTCAACGAGGTTTTCCGGTTGCAGGGCCAGTGCATGGACCAGGTTACCCATATCCAGTACTTTGGACGGCGCGCGCTGGATAGTCTTGGCGACGTGGCGCGCGTTGAAATACATCAGGCTCACACGGGCATCTTTAACCTGTGTGCTGCTGATCCCGTTCGCTGCGTGATAAACGTTGTGTGGTAAATCTTCATAACGACCCGGTTCGAAGTAGGCAGGGTATTCGACAGCTGGTTCGTCCCGCTGCACTTCCGGCTCATTTTGTGTCACTTCTGGCACACTCTGGTGTGCAGAATCGCAATTCTGGCTGGCATAATCCGTTTTTTGGTTGCCACCCGCCGATTCTTTATTAGCGAGGCTAGGTGCGGCAGCGGCCAGTATCTCTGCCGGCGCTACGGTAACTGCTTGCGTATCATCTGCATCAACGCCTTCGCCTGGTTGTACCGGATCAGTATTTTCGACTTTCTCTGGCTGAGTCGCTTCCATCTGCACATCGCTGGTGGTCTCCGTTGTGTTTTCCGTTTTTACGACTTCATTTGAGGAGGTAGTGATGACCGGGTCGTTATTTCCACCCATCAAACCTTCGATGGAGAACATGCCGCTGCCGAGATTCTCAACCTGTGGCTGTTGTGCTGCCGCTTCAGGTTCGGCTACTGGCGCAGGCAGCGTGAGTAACTCAACTGCGGAATTAAATTCAGTGGTCATCGTCTGGCAAACAAACTCGAGGTGCGCAGCTGGTGTCAGGTGGATATTTTCCGGCGCGATGCGCACCAGGTTGAAGATTGCTGTGCGGTTAACCCCCAGGACGCCCGGCTGATTACGCAGGATATTGCTCCATGATTTCCACGGCTCTTCTTTCTTCGTAACGATCTCTTTGGCGCGGCGCAGGATGCTGCCCGGGATCTCAAAGTGGTTGAAGTCCATCGGCAGCAGGGCGCAGGCAATCTCAAGATCGAGGGTGTCGAGTGTATGGTGTGCGCCTTCGCCGCGGTCGGTAACATAGCCGCCGTCAGCATTAGTTCCGGAATCAGTACGCTGCACGCTGCTGATACGATTACCGGCAGCCCATTCGCGAACGAGAATGCCTCGGTCAATGTAATCAGTCGCCGCCCACATTCTGGTAAATCGGAGGACCAATGCGAGTTCGTGACACTTCTCCTGGCTAAACACCTTGCGAATGGCGTCGGTATAGCGCCAAAGGTCTTTGGTATCGTAACCCTTAACCTCTTCGCAGTTTTCTGCCGCCAGTAGCAGGTTCTGGACATAGCTGTTGTCAGTGTCCATCTCCAGCGCGCTGATATTTTCGTATTCTTCGCGGGTTAAGTGGTGGCGCAGTTCGTCGCCGGCGAACTGGGCGAGCAGCTGTTTGCGAAACGGCATACGAACGACTGGATAACATGTGATTTTGTCACCATTCTCGTCAATCTGGTTACCGTTATCAGGTTCTAGAACCTGATCGGTTGTAACGTCGGCGTCGCTGGTGCTATCTGATTTGAGAAGAGTAAGCTTTCCGCTCCTCCACTCTCTCACTAACTCATTGCGGTCGCCGGCATCTACTCTCAACCAGTCAGCCATGAAAGCAGCAAGTAGCTTTACTTCGTGCTCTTCATCTGGCGCGAAAACCTGCTTAATCGCCTGAACCAATTTCCACTCAGCGTTCAGGCTGAGTTCGGCAACTTCAGGAGTGTCATTCTTCGCCAGTAGCAGGTTCTGGAGATAAGTGCTGCCTTCATCCAGAGACATTTCACTGGCAGCCAGCTGCTGCTCTTTAGTGATGTGAGATTTGTATTTGTCGCTGGTTAGATGGACGGCAAAACGGACCGCTGGAGTGCGGTTTTCAAGAGGGACACTTTCGACGTTAGTTTCGACTTTTACGGTCGTTTCCGGTGCGGCAGTCTTGTTCACGGCTCCAGTAGACTCAGCACTAGCCTTTGGCAGCCAGGTGCGTCCATCGTCCTGGAGTGCGTAGCGCTTGCACCAGCTGTAATCCACGGTACTTTCTTCAGGCAGGTCGTTATAGACCGGAAAATCGGTGCGAACAGGTTTGGCGTAATCTTTACCGCGTCCGGTTTCGATACCAGCATCTTCCAGCTCAACATCGAGCTGCAGGTTGGCTCGGGCTTCTGATTTTGCAGTGAACCAAACCACTGCATCGTCTTTGCCAGATTTCTGCGTAGCTTTGACTACAAAGAAAAAATCCATGTGAGATCCTCTTTTTTGGATGTAAGATCCCCGGGCCAGAGATAGCGCCCATTGGGTGAACTTTGGTTTTTTAAGTAGTTTTCCGGTGTAACTTTGGTCGGTGTCACCGGACGTACGGGCCGCCTTGCGCGGCTTTTACGTTATGCTTCGTGGGCCATCTGGTCGAACGAAGCGCAACGTTCAGAACAGTATTCTTTTTCCTTGCGCGCCAGCTGTGCGCCGCTGCGATAGAGAAGGGTACTTTTGACTACTTTCTCCGGTTCAACCGGCTTGCCGCAGTACCCGCATTTCGTTGAGTTACACATCTGGATTCCCCTTTTGTGCCAGCAGGTAGCACAAGCGGCGAAGAATCGCCTCGATGAAGTTCAGCTTTACTGCCTGTTGCCGTCCTGGTTTGCGTGCGAAATCAATCATTCTCATCCTCTTTTGCCTTATCGCCGGCTAGCGGAACGTTTACACCTGATGCGCGTTAATCTCTCCACCTCATCCGACTATTCGTATGCCGTCGGCGGCTACTTCGTGGGCGTCCTGCCTTGGTGGTTCGTAGTGCGTCTTGGTGAGTTAGATTAAACACAAAGTTTAAGTTTCAGTCAACAAAATGAGTAATTTTAAATAAACAAAATGTTTATGTGGTGCTTATGGAGAGTGAAAAATTGTTCGTTGGAGGCAAAAAAATTCGACGAAGTGGTATGGGGCTGGAAGACCGGAGAGTAGGGGCTTAGTACAAAAGATGAGTAAGTTATTCGAGGGGCATAAAAAAAGGCCACTTTAAGGCCATTTCTTATAGTAGGTCTTTAGGTATCATTGCTGAAACGGATTACTCAATCATCCTGCGAACGAACCCGGCCTTTCATATACTTATCATATAGTTCGTCCAGCTCTTTCAGGCGAAGTGCGAAGATGCGAAGCATGTTCTGTTGCTCTTCTTCGGGAAGCTGACGGTAAAGTTCCAACAGGCGTTGTTCGTCTGGCTTCAGTCCATCTTTCTCGCCAACATCTTGGCCAAGCAGCCACTCAAGGCTCACCCCAAGCGCATCCGCCAGCTTAATCGCTGAGCTTTTACCAATCGTCCCACGAACGAACCAGTTATTGACCGACTGAGCACTGACGCCACAAATACGGGCCATGTCTGATTTGGTCAATTTTTTGAGCTCAAGAACCTCGTTAAGCCGCTGAACTTGTGGGTGGTTAATCTGATGAGTTTTTTCTTTCATGGACGAATTCTAAACCAAATGTTTATTAGCTCAATATTCAAAATGTTGACATCAATATAAACAATATGTTTAATTGCGTTGTTGTTACCGGAGCTATTTATGAAAGCAATTGATAAAGCAATTACCAAAGCAGGAACTGCCACGCGCTTAGCCCAACTGCTAACCGTAAGCGCCATGACTGTTAGTCATTGGCGAAATCGATATCAGGGCGTCGTCCCAGCAGATCGAGTTTTGCAAATTTATGGGGTTACCGGAGTAACTCCCCACGAGTTGCGCCCTGATCTCTACCCGAACCCCAGTGATGGTTTACCTAAACAGGAACCTTAACAATGCAAACTGTTTCATACGAACAGCGTAACAGAGCTTCCTCTAATCCAATGATATTCCCGTGTCATCAAAGCGAATCGGCAGCGCAGGATATTGATCATCGCGATATTTGCTCTGCGGTCCGTGCTTGGGCGGCAGCAGAAGGGCGCGTAGCTGTTGCACTTCAAATCCAAGTCGCCGCGGAAGAACTTCAACCTGATGGTGTGGATTTCTCAGGCCAGGCCGATGTGTGGAACGTAAAGCTGTTCCGCTGGCTGGATAACAAAGAAGACTCTGCATCGTATCGAAAGAACGTCGTACAACTCGTGCCCGCGATCATGTCTGTATTACCGCTTCGATACCGCGACCGTGTCGTAAAGAACGACTCGTTTGCGTATCGCATGGCCAGATTGGAAAAAGAGTTGAGTGAGGCGAAGCAAGCTTTGATGCTCGATGCACCGAAGAAGGAAAAGCTGAAGGAGTTAGGTGAGGGGATTTTTGAAATGTTCAGAGTCGATCCGGACCTTACGGCGCCGTTGTTGGCGATGGTAACAACCATGCTGGGGGCTATGTGAAGACTTCAAAAATGGCGAAAGCCGGTCTGCGCGAACAGAACCGACTTTCTTAAGCATCAGTTGTTAGGCAAATGCGGAGCTAAGTATGTCAAATACCGCCGAAATTATCAATTTCCCCAATCAAATCGAACAACCGGGAGGTCGTATGGCCGACCTGTCGAACGGGTATACCAAGATCGCCAATGAGATCCAGAAGCTTAAGCCTCGCCTGAGATTATCAGGCCGAGAATGGCAGTGTTTTGAGGCGGTGATCTGGCTTACCTACGGCTGGAATAAGAAACAGGACCGAGTTACGAACACGGTGATCGCCGAGCTTACAGATCTGAGTGATTCACACGTTTCTGATGCGCTGAAATCGCTCGCTGAGCGCAAAATCATCTTCAGTAAAAAGCAGGGCGTTATGAAAATGGTCGGTATAAATACTGACCTTTCCGCCTGGATTTTGGACAAACCGAAAACGGGAAAAGTCTTCCCGAAATCGGGAAAAGTGTTACCGAAAACGGGAAAAACCTTCCCGGAAACGGTAGACACCCAAGACTATAACAAGAACAGTAGTAAAAGATCCTCGTCTCGAAATTCTGAAGAATCCCGAAACCAGAAAACTCAAGGGTTTCTCTCTCGCCACCCTGAAGCTGCCGATGGGATATACACTCCGGCAGGTAAATCATGGGGAACGGCTGATGACCTCAAAGCCGTTCGCTGGATTTACGACAAGCTTCTCACCGTTAATGCGTCGCTATCTGAGCCAAACTGGGCTGAATGGGCAAACACCATCAGGCTAATGCGTGTCCAGGACAATCGTACTCACTACGAAATCTGTGACCTGTTCCATTGGGCCAACCGGGACGAGTTCTGGAAAGACAACATCCTGAGTCCTTCTAGTCTACGCAAGCAGTGGGATCAGCTCACCACCAAACGACTGCGCAAAACCGGAGCGGCAAAGCCATCCCCGGGCAACATCGACCTGTATAACACCGACTGGATTGACGGGGTGCTGGAATGAAAAACCTTGCCGAGGGTATTCGCAATTTTGACCGCGAACAGGCACGCCGTGTGGCGCATAATTTGCCTGAGCAGTACAGCGAACGGGAACAAACGCAGCAGGTGGCGCAGATTATCAATGGCCTGTTCATACAGCTGGCGGCCGCGTTCCCTGCAAGCTTGGTTAATCGCAGCCAGGAGGATGTGAACGAGATCCGCCGTCAGTGGGTGCTGGCTTTCAAGGAAAACGGGATAACCTCCCTCGAGCAGGTTGAAGCTGGTATGCGTATGGTACGTCGCCAGGAGCGACCGTTCCTGCCTTCGCCTGGCCAGTTCATCAAGTGGTGCAGGGAAGGGCGCTGCGTGCTGGGGATCACCACCGCTGACGTGATGGCTGAATACTGGAAGTGGCGCAAGCTGGTGTTTCGGTACCCGAGCAGCGAGCAGTATCCTTGGCCGAAGCAGGTTTATTATCACATCTGTCTCGAGTTGCGCCGCCGCGGAACCGATGGCCAGCTAAGTCAGAAAGAGCTCGAGTATGAGGCTGGCGATATTCTGGATAAATGGGAAAAGCGGGTACTGGCTGGGAAACCGATTCCGCCTGTACGCCGTGCTCTGGCGGCGCCATTAGCCCCAAAGGGGCCGACGCCAGCTGAGCTTTTGAAAGCTAAGTACGAGCGCATGAAGACTGTTGGTAGAGTGTGACCAATGGTAGCAGTAGCATCCGGACTATCTTCCAGTATTTTCAGCTGAATCGCGAGTTCACTTCTCTAGTTGTGTTCATGCGAAAGAGTCGCTTGATAATATTTCGATGCCGCGATCATGCGGCATCGTGTAAAGGATCTTAAGCCCTATCGGGGTAATAAGATGATTTGATCTTAATGGGGAAGGGGCGGTCTAATGATGACTCTTTATCGAGTTGAAATTCAGAATAGATGAATTGTCGGAGTTGAAGTATCGAACAAAGGTTCATTTTTATACCTATCTTGTAGGTATAGGTATAGATAGTTTTAGGTGACAGATTAATCTTCACTGCTGCATTTTGGGTGTCATCAGTATCCAGCAGGGCAAAAATTGTTTTTTTTTCCTTTAGCGTAAGCATGCTCAGATTTCTGCAATCGGCTATGTGATTTAAGGCATACTCAAGTGAGTAGGTGCGTCCGCTTATAAGTTGCCGACGAAAATCAACGAAACTGGATTTCCTGTACAACGTTACAAGTGGCTCAAGAACTCTTGAGCTGACATTTTTGCCGCCAATGAAAATCAACTGACGGTTATCCGTTGATAGCTTTCTTTTCAGAATATTAAAAATTGCTCCCAGACTCCGGAACGATTCAATATCAATGATACAAAGTTTTCTGTCAGCAGGAACCTGCTGAAGAATGACAGACAACGCTTTCTTCAAATAAACATCTTTTGTCAAAATGATGTGAGGCATAGACATTCCCGGGGCATGAAGGATAAGACTGAAAAGGGGCCCTGAGGCCCCTAAGATAACATCAGAATCCGATACGGATACCGGCCACACCCTGAACCGGCGTCTCCATATGGCTGCCCTGACGATAATTCGCCTCGCCGTACAGCGTTACGTCCTTGCCGACACTGACCGATGCGCCCAGACCGTACTTGCCCGACGTGCCTTTGACGTTGTTGTCAAAGCGGTTGCGCGCATTGATGGTGACTTCATTTGAGTCTGCATACTCCTGCACGATCGCCGCCGACAGGTAAGGTTTAAATTCTGCCGCACCGAGGCTGAACTTGCCGGTCAGCTTCGCGCCGGCCTCACCCGTTACCGAGCGCGGCGTGCCGGTGTTACCCTTCATGCCGTTGCTCAGTTTCACGTCCTCACTGCCCATCTGAACAAACGCCAGGCGGGCATAAGGCGTGAGACTCAGATCGTCCCTCACATCAAACTGATAGCCACCTTCAACGGCTGTGCTGAGACCATACTGCGTCCAGTCACCGCCGGTTCTGCCGCCGTTGGTCATCACGGCTCTCAGTTTGTTGTTCAGACGGTTACCCTTCACCACACCATCTGCGTAGAAGCCGCTGGCATCAAACCATGTTGCATACAGGCCGATACCGTAGCTGTCGATTTTGCTTTTTCCACCGCGGGCATGCTTAACAGCGTTGTCGCTGTAAGACATGAATGCCCCCGTGACGAGGCTGCCGCGCGCAAAATCCGTCCGCGTGTCGGCACCGATTTCAATGCCGTTCTGACTAAGCTGATACGCCGCGCCGTTGCTGGTATCCGTATGGTTTTTGCTGCCAAGGTAGTGACCCCAGACGTTACTTTCCGGTCCGGTCTTATCCAGATTCGCCCGGTACATGCGCAAGCCTTCCAGCTCGGAATGGATTACATTCAGGCCGGCATTCGACATGGCCAGGATGGCATCCGTTGCCGGGGTGGTCATCGGCTTCTTACCGCCGCTGCCGCTACCGCCGGTGTTTCCATTGTCACCCCCATCCGGGTTCTCACCACCGCCAGGGTTCTCACCACCGCCAGGGTTCTCACCACCGCCAGGGTTCTCACCACCGCCAGGGTTCTCACCGCCGCCAGGGTTCTCACCGCCGCCAGGGTTCTCGCCACCGCCAGGGTTCTCACCGCCGCCAGGGTTCTCACCGCCGCCAGGGTTCTCACCGCCGCCAGGGTTCTCACCGCCGCCAGGGTTCTCACCGCCGCCA